GGTAGCATCTGTTGCAGTAAACTCAGAACTATTACTCCAAAGAGACGCCCCACCAGTTGTTTCAGCTCTAACCCATACCTTATAGTCTGCATCTTTAGTTAAGACCAGCTCATCGAAATTGACAGAAGTATAATTGCCTCTCACAAATTTAATTGCAATAGCTTGCCCATCTACGTTTGGCTCTGTTACAGCCGTTGCCGCAATAGCCACAGAAAATCCTACTAAATAATCATCGTTAATCAGATCAGTCCATGACCAACTTACAACATAGGATTTAATTATTTTTGCCATTTTACGATACTGTCACAGCAGATGGCATAGTTACAGTATGACGAGCAGGATTATCGTATTCTTTAAGTACTTCCCAAGCTCCTGTGGCGACCGTAGTAGCATTGACACATCTCGCCACATACAATAGATTATCATCATCCGTATCAATCCAATAATCACCCACAGCGGTAGATGTTGGTATTCCAGTTTGCGAGAATGTCCTAGGTTGAACTACATTAAGCACACTCCCAAGCCCTATGGTAGTTTTATTGGGAGTAACAGCTTCCCAATACCCGGTAGCTATCGTTGTAGCTCCTACACTCGCAGCCACATAAACTTTATTGTTATCATCGGTATCATACCACACATCGCCAATGGCTAACGATATTGGAATAGCAGCCTGTTTAAAAGTTGATGTCTGTGCCTGATTAAGAACGCTCCCAAGCCCTACATCTGATTTACTAACTGCATGCGGATTACCGGTGACTAGCCCCCTGTGGGTGGTATTATTGCCAACAGGAGTAGTGAAGTCCGTATTTGGAACATTGCTAAGCCCTACATCTGATTTGGTAGTATTAGAGTTCAAATAAGAACCATCTGGCCTTACCTCTGTAATTCTAGCGTCAACGGCACTCTGATCAAAAGATTTTAGTTCAGAGAAGTTTGTCGCTATATCCCCATTACCATTTTCCCCAGTAGTATTTATGTAAGTTGTTTGAACATCTTCTATTACTACAAGATCACCCTTTTGAAAAACTTCACCTAATGCATATAGCGCAGCAACATCAGCCACCGTATAAACCTCACTAATAGCCAGCGCTGGCATGCTAGCAGATTTGAATTTACCTTCGCTATCAAAAACATCATCATTGGTCATCAGCTTTTCTGTCCCCAAAGCAGTTGGAGTATAATCTACCGTATTTATTTTCCAAGTAGAAACACCGCCGATCCAAATAGTTTGTACCCATGCCTCATATACCGATCCTACATCAAGCAAGACTTCCTTCATTATATGATCAACAGGGGTGGTTGATCCCTTATAAACCGTCTCTACCCTTATAGCTGATTTTTCAATAGCAGATTCTGATGTACCATCTGGCGTCAAAGCTATTCGATAGCCGATTAACTTAGTATTATTCTTGTCAGCATCAGTCCAAGCAATGGTTACGTCTCTTACAAATTTCATTTTTTTTACTCCTTTATTATGATACAGTTACGCTTTCAGGCGGATCTGGTCTATGCCTTTCTGGATCATCCGCATATAGCTTTGCTGTTTCCAAGCTATCCTCAGCCTCTTCGACCATTTTAACAACCGTTTCTTCCGGTATGCCACCGATAGTCGGATACTTTCTCACTGTCCTAGGAAGTTTAATTCGGTTCAAGCCCGTAGGCCATACAACTAACTCATCTTCCTTTATGACTTCAGGAGAAAATCTATCAGGCATACTTCACTCTATTAAGATGTTTCTATATGAGCTGAAACACCCGTCACAAATGTTCTATCTTCTGCTAGCACTGCGGCCAATGCCACAAGTGCAGTATCGTCATTTTTAATAGCATCCTTAATAGCAGCGGCAGTGATATTAAGGCCTGTCGGCAAATTAGTCATATTAAGCGCAAATGTAGTCACTAACTGATCAGCTATGACAGCTCCCGCTGCATTGACTGCTTCCTGGAGAGCTTTCATTTTATAAGCTTCCATGTACTGAGTGATAATCGGTTTTGGATCACATCCCTGCACAATTTCCCATTCACTATCATCTGGTCCAATATATTCTGTGGCCGTGCCAGTTTTCACGAAGTAAAAATCTTCTCTATCTTCATTATCAGCTCTAAGCGTGGCCGTATTTATTTCATAGTACCACATTCCGTTACTCACATATGTTAATTCTGCTTCAGTAACGCCGCCTCCAACAAGAGCATCTTCTGGAGTAGATCCACCATGTATATCATCATCCCACCAGGTGTATGGGTATTCTTTTCCAGAATTCTCTGATGTCCTACGTTTAGCGTAGACCAAGATTGCTTTTTGATCACCAGCTGAAGTATAATCAGTCCCACCAGAATTTGTTATATTTATATATTCTCTTCTAACGACGTCCATATTATCCTCCGATAATAGCTAAAACTTTGTTATATGCTTCGGTATCTTCCTGCTTGAGCATTTCCAGATATTGTTTTCTATCTTCCTCTGGCATTCCCTTCAACTTCGCTGCCATCTCCTGCATAGCAAGGTCATAATATTGGGCAAGCTTTTCACGTTTTTTTGCAATCCCTCTCGATAGATAGTATTCCGTGACTTCATCCTCAAGCATAGCCTTGTAGAACGAGACTATTTGTGCTTTAAAGAAATCTGGAGCATTTTCAGCAATAGCTTCTAATGCTTCTGCTTGTTTATCAGGTTTATCTTTAAGACGATACAGCTGTCCAGCATACAATTTAGCCTGGTGCATTAAAATAAGCTGTTCCCTGACCCTCTGTGTAACCTTATCGGCTATCTCCGGCATCTTATCGCGGACCATAGTAATAAGAGACATCTCATCCCCGGGTTTTGCCTTCATAATGCCTTCTGTTTGATACTGAACTTCAAGTTCTTGTAATAGGTTCATAACCTTACTATATTTCGTAGCATCTTCCTGCATAAGCTCATATTTTAACTTTTCGACTTCTTCAGGAGTTGTGGCATTTCTTATAGCCATTGCTATTTGATAGATATCCTCTTCCTCGGTCTTCTTTTCTATCATTTTATCTTGGGATTTTTCATCCGTAGGCTGGTTGAGAGACTCTTCTTCTTGAGCGGCGGACATCATGCTTTGAAGTTGCTGATATTTTTCCTCTTCCGGCATCTGGCTAAGTGATTCTTTCTCTTCATCTGGGAGATTTTCATAAAATTGGTCCATCTCAACCTTCATACCAAGGTTAATCAGATATCCTCGTTGTTCTTCTTCACTCATGCTAGCCATAGCCTGTTGATCTTCTTCGGTAAGGCCCTGATTTGCCATTTGAATGTATTGATCTTCTTGCTCCTGTTGATCAAGAGACTGAAGCTCTTTCTGTACTTCTCTCTCAGCAAGTGCTTGTTGCTTCATGCTATCTGTTTGTACATGCATTTGCTCACGCATCATTTTAATGTTATTGGCAATATTTGCCTTCATCATGCGGAGTTCTCTAAGTTCATTTTCATCCATCACAGACTTTTGCTTTTCGAATTGATCATCCGTAAGCATCTTCTGTACCCTAGCATTTTCATAAAGCATTTCTTTCTGCAATTTAATACTAGAGGCCATGTCGTCTGCTTTAACCGCAGCCAAAGCCAATTGATCCTTGAGTTGTTCTCTTCTCTGAACGTCTGCTTGCTTTTTACCAAACTCTAGCTTCATTTCTGATGCGGCTATTTCAGCTTCAACCTGCATTTTGGCTTTTTCAATGATATTTTCCTTGATACCCTCAAGTTCTTCATCTCCCATCTCATTTTCAGCATCATAGTCTATTCCCATTCTACCATAATATGTATGTTTAGTAATATCACCATCATCCATACCGGCTTTAAGAAAGGACATTTCTGATAAACCTTCCACAATTCTTGGAGGTTTGATATAGATCCCTATCTCTTCATCTTTGCCAATTGATTCCTGAATTTGTTCAGATATGTAATCCAACAGTTCCTGAGTCCTCATGGCCATATTCCAGATAGTGTTCTCCAACACAATTGCCGAAACATTCTGTCGAGACCACGTTGCTCCACCATAAATAAACTCAATAGCAACGCCGATTTCAGCAAGAGCATCTTTTGTTGTAGATGTTAGCAGTGGATCCAGGACGAGCATCTTTCCGTCGCCCCAAAAGTCTTTAGAACCCACTTCCATCGGAACTATGGGCATATAACTGTTATCTGCAAGCCATTTATTAATCTCTTCACGAAGTTTAGTAGCATTTTGGGCAAGATTAAGCATTCCTGAATTCTGATTGGGAACCCTATTATTGCCAGCCCTATCAACTGTGAAGAGCATTCTCATTGGTATCATCATATCGTCGGCGATCTTCATATTCGCACGATCGAACTTGCCCCTTCGCAGCATTGTCATTACAGACCTTGCCATCGGGGGTATAGGCATCCCGTCTATCTTGGCAGGCCCCATCTCAAATACAAAGGTTCTTGCAGTATCTAGCTTAACCTTTTTAGCAGTAGCGCTGTCAGCAGCCTTAAGAAATATGTCGGGAGTAGTACACAGAGCAAAATGGTTTTTCTTCTTGATTAATGACTTTGTTCCGGGAGGTATTTGATAGTAATACTCTCTATCACCTGTAATTTCATTTTCAAGGATAGTTATATAATACACTTCACGATTTATGAGTCTAAGCTTATCAGCCTGCCCACTTCGCTTATCACTCGATGCGAATTCAGATTCACCTTTATGAGTGCAGTCGGGATGATTACAATTAAAATAGAATTTGCCGTCATCATATCTGTATTGAGGATTCCCGTCAGAGTCAATCAAATCTTCTAGTAAGTATGAGTGATCACAGTGCTTACATGTTATCATTTTAGATGATGGTTGCATTACGGATACAACTGATATCCCGTGACGCATAAGGTTAACGTTTGAGCATTTAAGCTTCTCCATCAACCTTATCTTTCCTAACATTCTGGAGACTTTATCGCGAGTTTGTCTCGTCTTAGCCACTATATATATATTAGCTAGAGGAAACTCCGCCATCTTATCGATAGCCGTACCGAGTATTGTAAAACCATAATAGTAATCACATAGCCGATACAGCTTTCTAATATCTTCTTTCCTAAAATTAGTGGTCAGAATTGTATTTATATCGGCAGACCCACTCTCTAGCCTGGCGATAGGATTTCTAAGTACTAACCTTTTATCCGGTTCTAACACTGATTCACCCCTTTTTACTGGCAGATTTTACTAGTTATTACCCTTAACAACCTTAAATGGTTCCATAACCTTACGCACTTTATATGCCGTATCGAGGCTCTTTAATGCTCCGGCCATTGGAGATGAATCTGCTTTCATCATTTTAGCCTTAAGAAGTTCTCCTACAGTTGATGTATCAATAGTACCATAAGCATCATGCTTAAGTAATATCTGTGCTAAATAATAAGGCGTTTTAGCGAGAGACGGATCAAGAGTTATTATGTCCTCGAACAATTTATCGTAGAGATCCGCGTCCATTCTAGCAAGTTGGGGATATTCATTCAACAACTGTTGTTTAACTCTTCGGCTTCTTACCTCGTCGGTTATAACATTAGCAGCCAGTGTGCCAACTGTTAGTGCTGCCGTCATAATAGCCTGTGGAGTTTTCATCTGTCCACCGATCGTGCTAAAAAGTGAATTCATAAATCCTGGAGCTTTTTTAGCTGCCCCTTGAGCAATACCACTAGCTGCACCAGCAGCGGAAGAGCTGGCAACTTTTTCAGGATCAGAGAGCATATTAAAAATGAACGCTTGCGTATCAATCTTAGCTTTCTTTCTAATACCCTCAACCATCATGCCACCACCTGACCTACGCAGGGTATCCAATATCTTTTCATGCACCAGGCTAGTTTTGATTAACCGGTCACCAATTTCTTCAAGCTCTCTAGCTTGTTTGGCTAATTCGGTATCATCAACTTCACGGATTTCGAAGTCTTCTGGGTTAGTATATTCATATTCCGGAGCCAGAACACCTTCAGATTTAAGCTGTTCAATAATAACGGGGAATTCTCTCTTAAGCTCACCCTGATTTTGCTCTCCCCAGGTCTTAGCAAGTACTTCATACACATCTTCCGGCTTATCACCTTCTTGAATCAATTTCTTGATCGTGTTATAAATCTCTGCACTTTGACCTCTCTGCTCATAAACAGTATCATTAAGGGTATTGACATTATCTTGCGCTGCGCTGTAAACTATCCCTCTGTCCTCCAGAAGTTGGTTGACTACATCTTCCCCGGACTGATCTTCAGCAATCTTAGCAATCTCAACATCATCATCACTATCAGACAATATGAATATCTGCTCCGATTCTATGGTAGCTTGCTTTTCAATAATATCGGGAGAATTTGCAATTTCCAATGCTTCTTGATGTTTAGCAGCCTTAAACACAGATAATTTATCAACAGCTCTCTTTTCTTCCCAAACCATATGGTTAAGCCGATGACATACCAATTCAACCTCATTGGGATTGAGTTCGTTCTCGTCAGCAACTTTAGCGAGAGCAGTCGTAAGATCACATGGTGCTGTATGAGCATAGTCTCTTGCAGCTTGTGCCATCTTGTTGACTTCTTCTACTCTTTTTGTATCCTCAAACATCACCCTACCCCCCTCTTATACTTTTTTCATTAATTTGGCAGTCAAAAGTTGTTTATGCTTTTCATCAGAACTAAGGCCTTTGTTTTTCATAATTTCCATTGCTGCAGGAACATTATGAAATTTATACCCTTCCCCACCATGAGTAGTATTAATCCACTCACCATCTTTTGCTATCTTAATACTAATCATATTAGAATAGCTTTCCAGAGCTTCTGCTGCATGTTTCGTACTACCGGTTTCCAACGCTCTATCCATACTTTGTATGGCGACATTTCCGACAACTTCATTCACCAGATCTTCCTCAGCCATCTTGATATTGGCTTTTTCTCTAGCTGCTGCTAATTTTTCGATTGCACTCATTTTGTCCTCCTACGTTTTTTTACTGCACATATTTATATTGAAAAAGATTGTTGTAATTCTTTTTGTCAATATATTTATTTCTCTATCCATCTAAATCTGTTAAACTCACCTCGATACCACAACTTAGCAAGCAATAAATATGTGAGGTTCTGGAACCAGTCATCCGGTTTTGTTTTACCATACCTCAGCGTTCTTTTGACCGGATCATTAAATCTGTAGATCGTGGTCAGGTCGGTTAAATGCTCAGTTGTTTCACCGCTGAATTTAGCGAACTCAAACTCGCCTTGTTTGATGGCGTCGATACATTCGGTCATTGCATTTGTTCTGGGAGTAATCCATTTGGACGTAGCCCCATCATAGGTATAATAATCTCCAACATCACCAACATATTGGAATTCCATGACCCTACTCCAGCCAAGCATTTCTCTTAATCTCTGATTTTCCTTATGCCCAGCACCATAGTCACACCCAAGTAGTTCTATCTTAGCCGCGTCACAATACTCTGTAATATCTTTAAGTACGGCTTCCGGATCATCAGCATTCATATTGGTCATATCATAATATTTACGTCTAAAAAGAATCTCTAATCTATTTGTATTAAGATTAAGCTCAGCTATAGTCAGCATCGTATATGATTTTATACTCACTGTATTACCGCTTCTTGGAGCAGTTTCCATTGCCCAGTCTAAACCAGCAAAGGCGGGATTGGTGAAATTACGTGCAGCGATTAATTCTCGCACAGTTCTGGCATACAACCTATCTGGGTGACAATTATCTCTGACTGTTTGTTCTGTTACCGGATGAGTACTATCAGCATATGACACGCCAAGTATCTCATTAAATACTGTCACTAGCGGGTCATGAGTCATTCTATATAATAATTCCTGCCACGATGTTGATCCCGGAGCAGTAGGAGGCACCATCAATTCATTGATATGATATCCACCAATATTTCTAGTAGGATGTGCCGCCACCCATTCACCGTGCTGCGCAAATATTCTACGCCCGCATTTCATACAAACAATGCCATGATTACCAATATTGTGTATTCTTTTATCGGTACCATCCCCACCCAGTGGTCCATTCCAATAATTACAATGGGTACATTTAACCATCCATTCATTTTGGGTACTATCTTGCCACTTTTGCTCCAATGGATTGTCCGGTGTTTTAGGTGTCCCAGAGAAAATTGAAAACCTATATGGAGACCGATTCATTGTATTCAAAACAATCGTAACATTCTCTTCTGGAAGGTCTTGCATTTCATCGAAAATAGCGCATGCAGAGCTAATACCCCGCACACTGAGCACACTAGAATGGATGTTCGCAAGCACGATTCGTGACCCTGTAGTGAAGCTCATTTTCTTTACTTGCCGTTCCGTCTTTCTTGTTTCGTAATACCACTCATCTAAAGGAATGGTATCACTGACAAATCTTTTCAGGATATCAGCAGAGAATTGACTTATCTGTTTATCTGTAGGCTGACAGACGATAACAGTGAAGTTATCACGCAAGTATGCCATTGAGGCAGCGATTGCCCCTGTACTTACAGATTTACCCACCTGACGGGAACATTTGTATACTAACTTCCTATCTACCTGATCTACCTTAACAGTTAATCTCTCACTATTGAATATGTCTTTCCAGAAGGGAAAGTATTCGAATGAGTAAGGGATGCTTTTAAAACTGAGTAATGCTTGAGCTACATCAGCTAAATTAAGATCACCCTCGTTAACTTCTTCTCGAAAGAATGTCGACTTGTTCGTCTTGGACATTAGGGAGCTCCTCTAGTACTTCACCTTTGTGACTATTAATATACTCATCATCTCTGTGAATACCTAAGGCTCTCTGGAATATCCTCCTAAGTTCATCGATATGTTTCTGAGGACCATTCTCGTTCATGTCATATTCTCTCTGCTCATCATTGATATTATTCCATACCATTGCTGCCCATTGAGGAATATAATTGCCCTTACTCTGGAGACTAACGATCATCTTTCTGGTTAATATTCCCTGCAGAACCCTGTTAAGCTTTAACCGGTCTTCATTTGTCATGAACCCGGTGAAGTATCTAGCTTCTGTATCGGTTTTATCAAGTAGAAATCGATGCTGATCATAATAGGCATTGTAAGGATCTCGCAATAAGTATACCGTAATATCTTTGCGGGACCACTGATGATTCATCATGTGATTAGCACTAACATCCCAGAAAAAATAATAATATTTGCCCATGTTTTCGTAGGATATCTTATAAGAACTGCTCTCAGCTCCTCTATTCCATAGTGTATGGATAACATCTAACGGCATTCTAACCATTAACGATGTTTCAAGAAATGTCTTCATACTGGTAGATTCTAATGATCTAATGAGACGCCTCATGGCTGATTTTTTCTTTCTTGCTCGAACCTTTTTATTATCAAGCTTAAAGCGCATATGATAATAAATAAAATCCTCAACTTCTATTTTATTTCTGAATGTATCCATGACTTCTTTATGCAACAGGGGTTCTAATTCTTGTTCATACCTTATTTTGTTCTGTGCGATCATGTCAGCACCCTCAGGAAATGAACCACACTTTTTAATGAACTCATCCATTTCTAATTTATCAGGCGGATTAAGGTTATGAAGCCTAAGATTTTCTATTATGCTTTCACCGGAGAACCCTGAATAAATCAGGGTTCTCATGAAATTATAATATGGGAAAAACGGTAAGCGCATCTACTCCTCCCTAGACACACTACCTCTTATCTCTTTCAGAACTTTGGTTAGAGCCTGAATTGCTCTCATGAGTATGTTTTCCGGTATGTTGTTTTTACCCATTCGCGCGATAAGTAATAGCTGCCCCAGCTTGTCTATCGTGTCTTCTACTGCACTTTCTACATGACTGGTATCGCCGATATTGTCATTATCCACGTATTCCAGTCCAATTATATCATCAACCATACTTTCGAGATCACCAAGCTTAGTGAGTAGATCCAGATTATCTGCGCTTTTCTCGATATCATGGAAGAATTCTTTTATATTCTTATCCTTCATCATAACATAGGCAAGTTTCACCCATTCTCCCCTGTACTCATCGAACGCATTAGCCGTAGCAATCTTTAGCATAGGAGCTTTGTCTTTTTTGGCTAACTTATAGGATTCCCCGATATATAGATCTTTGACACCTATATTCTCGTTACCCATGAAGTATTGAATATGAAGGTCAGCGGCAACCTTATCCAGAGACTCATAGACTTCCGGATTCTTGCCCTCGGCCTTTATCTCGATATCAACTTTCTTAGGATTCAACCCGTTAGTTTCCACGGTGAGTTCATGATCATAGTCTTGCATCTCGCCATCAAAATAATCGTTGTAAAACTTCTTAGGCATTGTAGGTTCTATTTCTTCACCCCTCAGAATTCTTACTTCATACAGGGATGGAATCAGCCAAAGCGGATACCTCGTGTCGGAAATAGGTGAGAATTGGTTAGTCCTCATTTTATCCTTATTACCCTTGATAGGATAATTAACCTCACAGCCCATCCAACAAGATATTCTGCTTTTGGACGCTAACGACATCAAATGTAAGACAACTTCTCTGTTCTTCTTACTGCCAAGCATGAAATCATCTACCTTTTCTACAACATACGGAGAGGAAAGCCTATTTTCCGGGACATAGAATACGATTGTTTTATTAAGTAATCCCTGAGGATCTTCCATCTTATCGATGTTATCAACCCATGTTCCAGTGCTCTTTCCTTCACCTTTAAATTTAGTGGCTTCTGATGTACCATATACTTTTCCATAAGACCATGCAGGACCATTATTGAGTTGTTTTGGCTCTTTATAATCGGGTGCTTCATCCTGTCCATTTATTATAGGGGTACAATTGTCATATCTGCCATCATCAAGGATAGTCAAAGGTTTAAGCCTTTTCTTTGATACGCCCTCAATAGAAAATGTGTTCATAAATACATGGGCTCTGCGCACCCCTGCTCCCAAAGGTATAGAATAAGTACCAGACTCAGTAATTTCTTTCATAGCCGGAGGAGCAACTGTTTCCGGGTCAAACGATACCCATTCGGATTCTTTAACAGTCTTTTCCCCGAGCTTTTGCACGTCTATTTCCGGTAAAGCACTTATATGCTCGTACTTAATAGATAAGCCGGCCCTCTTCAATATGTCACAATCATAATGATATGGTTTATCGGCTCTTTCAACCGTAGCAAGCTTAAGGATATCTTCCCTTTCATAAATACTTTTAGCATTTTTTATAAATTTCTGTGCACTTTCAGGGAGTATCTGATCTGGCTTGAACAAATCATTATAGGCCTTAGCTACTTTTTCCACAGTTTCCTTGGCGCTTTTGACATACATAGGATTTCCATCCGTATCGGTCTCATTGGTATCAAATAAACTTGATATGAATTCAGATTGTTCCGTCATATCCTCGCCCTTAGGATTATCTACTATCTTAGCGGTCATCTGGGATTTATTTCTCAGGCTGCTAATCATATCCACATCCAAAGGAACAACTTTACTGCCATGAAGAGCGATATCAGGATCCTTGAGCTTCCATTCTGAGATAAAGATAGGAATCGTCAACGAGACACCACTATCACGATACTCGCACGATCCGATCGCGCTTCCTGTCTCAGGATCTTTCAGTTCAAAGTTCACGGGTCTCATCCCACCTGATAGACGTGGGAATTTGTCAGTAAGATACTCATCTACCAGAGATGACCATCTACTAGCATCTTTTGCTTCTAAATTGAGCAATGCAACCTTAACCATATTAAATGGTTCTACTTGTTTAAATAATCCGCTACCCATTTTTTCCTCCTGGGGTATTATGTTTAAAGTCTATGTTACTGTTCTTCATGATGTATTTTTTTTTACCACTTAAGGGTTATTGCACCGGCAACTACTACCGGATTCTCTTCATCAGTTGTGATTATATTAACTATCTTACCTAAATAATCTTCACCCTTGTTACAATACTCTGTAACATACGTATTTACGCCAAGTACGCTCACCATACCCGCATAGCATATCTGATATGATCCAGCTACATTGCATTTGAATCCCCTGCATGCAAGGTCAAAGTTTTCCCCGTCAAAATCATGAAGATCTTGTGCATATGCATATCGATTACTGGCTTCTTTATCATTCTGCTTCAAATACTCTTTCATCGCATCTTTTGCTGCGCTCATAAATAACTCCTACAATTTTTTTAACATGTTGCCGGCATTAACTTTTAACGTATCCATGACAGGCTTTTTATATAAGGCTGCAGTCACACCTGTTCCAATTGTAGCGATGGGCTTCTTAATAAGAGATTTACCCACAGCCTTACCAGCACCCATGATCATTTTTCCAACCCAAGCAACTTTCGCTCTGTCAGGTAATGTTCTTCTGGGCGTGTGTGCAAATTCACTTAACTGTTTCAATGTCATGTCCCCCCAGTACAACTTTTTAGCTGATCCCCTAAGGCTATTTACATCCATCCTGCCACGTCTAGCAGCATAGGCCATGCCCATAGCCTTTTGCTGCTTCTTACTTACGCTCGGCAACCTTTCCTCAACTCTTCTTGGGTTTATAATCTGATTTCTTTTGAGGTCTACCGAAAATATGCCCGCCACCATAAGCTAAAGGTGCTACCATAGCTCCACCAACTACACCTGCAGCCACATTTGCGGGTATCGCAAGAGGATTTCTCTGGGCTAAAGCCTGTAATATACCATACACCGAGCCGCCTATTCCGCCACCGACGGCGCCTTGTCCTATAGCTTGAGGTAAATACGATTTACCAGTATTTTTTGCGACAGCACCCATAGCACCGGGTCTTCCCCATAAAAGACTCACAGCCGGGTGTTGAATAAAATGTTCTGAAGCAAGCCCATACGGTACAGCACCCCTTAATCCGCCTTTTAATGCATCCATTTCTGCACCATATTGGTCATATGCTGCGATCTTAATCATTGTTGGACATTTCATCTTTTTCTCCTTTTTATTTTATCGTTTTGGTGGGGTATAGGATGATGCATCTCTTCTTTTCCCGAAGGCACTTCCCATACCATATGGTAACATAGATTCAGCCGCTCCAACACCTGCTCCACCTGCTGCAAACATTGGTGCAAGCCAAGGTTTTTTGGTCATTAATGCTGCTAATATACCAACACCAAGCCCGCCTACTCCACCGGCTGTTGCACTTTGTCCCACAGATTTACCAAAATTTGATTTACCTGTGTTTTTAGCAATAGCTCCAAGCTGACCACTTCTTCCAAACAGGCTAGACACAACCGGGTGTCTACCGAAATGTTCTGAGCCAAGCCCATATGGTACAGCACTTCTAAACCCGCCCTTTAGAGCATTTCCTTCTACACCATATTGGTCATATGCTGCATTTTTAATCATTATTGGACATTTCACCTTTTTCTCCTTTTTAGATACGCCATGCTTTTGATATGTCAAGGTCTACGTTAGGTTTACCGTCAGCCAAACTTTGTAAGACCTTATGAAGTTTAGGATCCCATTTAACCCCAGCCTTCGTTAATATTCTGTATATTTCATTACCAAAAAACCTATGATTACTAGGGGTAAATAGATTTATAGTTGTACCGTCCCCAGTCCTTCTCATCATTTCCCTGCCAAGAGCAACTGCATCATTATGTAAATCAGGGTGGGAAGTTAAAAGTTGAGTTAATCCGTAGGTACTGTATGTTTGTTCTGGACTGCCAAGAAACGTAGGCCCCTGCCTCGCTTCAAATGTTTTTACTCCGTTACCCAAAGTCTTGATGCCTCTGGTATCAAATAAAGTATTCCCATAGTGAGCATCTCTTGCTCTTATTTTAGCCCCTCCAACAGTATACTGATTAACTATACCGGAGAGAATAGCTTTCAAAAACAGTGGATCATCCTTAGATAGATATTTACCCCCACCATACCTAAGATCTCCTGTCTTTAGATCAGCCAACTCATTTTTAAGAATATCTAAATGAAGGTGGCCGCCATGCCCTGCGCTTTGACCAGGTATAGCAGCTAAACTTGTCATAGTTGCGTTTGAAGGTAAATAATTTTTTTTGGTAGCCTTTAACAACGCTCTGAATACTTCTTCAGCTTCTTCTGGGTCAGTCATTGCTTTTGGATTAAATTCGAGACCGAATGTTGAGCTATCACCGGATATTTGACCAGCGATATCTTTTGCTTTATTCCAAAATTGACTTGGCTTTCCTTTCATAGTTATTTCACGGCCGAAGCCATACATGGTTTGTGGAACCGGTCCAACGAGACGACTAGCAGGCCCATCGATCCCTTTATATAAAGCAAGTAACTCTGGGTCTGATCCGATGAACCTTATGTTGGGTTTTGGTATTTTCCTCACCAACTTTGCCAGATCACCAATCGCGGCGGTCTTACCAAATAGATCTCCTGCGTCTCTATAAATATTACCAACATTAACATTCCTAGCGCCAGTCGGTATGGCGTGCCTACTGGTTCTCATGAGTTTCTCATAAAGTTCAGTTTTATTAATACCAATAATCGCGGCGGAAATAGCATGTCTTTTCAGGGTTTCAACTGGATTTTCTTTCACCATTCTTCCAACAGTTTTTATGGGATTACCTTCATATGCGGTTAAATAAGCAGCAGTTCCTAAAGCATGAGGAATACCCCTCGCAATGTTATATCGGCCTTTGGCTGTATATCCAAACCTAAGAGCACCCTTTAATGCAACTCCAAGTAATGTGGCCGCTGCTGCATTATTTGGTTCTTTAACTTTAACATCTTTTTCCATAAATCACCTCACCATAGCAATTAAAAAAATGATACTTAGGTTGTTGTCAATCTTTTTTTTAAGATCATGTTTTTTTGATATCATAATGACCTGTATATGTCATCCCACATATCGGCAACAACTCTATAACTGTGAAAGTTATCGCAAAATTCCTTTGTGGCTATTGATAATGCTTCCATATCAGAATTTAATGCGCCTTGCATAGCTTTATAAGCCCCCTGCATGGTATCTCGATTAAACATAATCACGGGACAATCTTTACCCAATTTCCCGCTAGATTGGCGTAAGGCCATATTTGTTACATGACATACCGTTGGAATTCCGAATTGCATCGCTTCTAACGCAGAGTTACCATAAAATCCTGCACCGGCCTGATCAAAAAACATGTGAGAGCGTTTCTTCCTTTCTACGCATTCAATAAATGGTACTCCGTGAATTATCTCTTCTTGACATTCTATTCCACTTCTTTGTAGTTTCCTAACTGCCGGAACAAAAATACTATAAGTTGACTTTTTTTCAATATTAGAAGGGGAATGACTAATGATATATGCTCCCCCATCATAATTATATGTTCTTTCCACAGATTCGCTGTCTATAGCCTGTTGAGTGTAAATACCTTTAAATCCAGGATAGTTTATATCGGCCGTCAATGCAGTGTAAAGATCAGCCTTGCCATACTCAGCGATACTACCCCATGAGTGACAGATCTTAGACTTTTTAAGGTGCCTTCTAGCTCCACTACCCCCGGTAGTAACTATGGTTTTCTTGTCGCGAGGTATAGTTATAACTTTTCCCCATACATGAACCGGAGGCTCGTCTCCCTTGAAATGAATGACATCTGCCTCGTTGACTAACTCCTGAACTTTTCTGAAGCCTGTTTTTATGAGATGTTGAATTTTATCTAGGTCTCTCTTCCTTGGGTGTTTTGTTTTTAACACCAACCGCTCTCTACGAACTAGTCTAGCCGGTTTTACAACCGTGAGGGTATAATCAGAGCCATGCATAGTAGGCCGACTAGTAACTAACACGATATGATGTTCAGGATGATACATCCGGACACAGTCTCTTATTCTCTTCCCAGACCCTGCATAATCCGCATTAGATAGAATTACGATATTTGCCATTTCCCTTTTCCCATCCTATTATTCCGCCGATTCTTCATACATAAACATACCTTTATGTCATGTTCTTAATCTTATCATTTTCATTTATCAGGATCGTTTGCAAAATCTTTTCATTAAAATACCCTTCTTTGGGCACCTTCCAGTTTCCATACCACACAGATAAGCAATTTTTATAAGAGACGGGAACTTTAAATCTCTGATGTAACAATTTTCCATCATTTTTAAGCGGGAATATCCACTTCTTAGGGATAGAGCTGTAGTGTCTTATACTTTTCCCATGTACTCTTGGATAAAAGTTATATATCGCAAGGTTATTATTATTCAATGGATCTTCGAAGGCAAGGTACACATCAAAAAACATACCTCTTAGTATTGCTCCACCTTCAGTAGTCCATGTTGTAAAACGAAGACCACCCCATTCTTTAGAAGGCCTTGGTCGAGTTATTTCACGATTATTGCCTATTTCTTTTGAGATAGATTCTATTTCTTTCTTCAGACTGGCATAATCATTCGATTCTGATTTCGATATAATAGCAACATCGATGTCTTTATCATACGGGATGGGCCGCTTGTTACGGATTGAAGCTAACAATCCACCATACACCATGAACATCTCATAACCCATCTCAGCTAATTTCTGTTCCATTTCTTTCAGCTTATCTACATAATATTCTATTTCTATCGGCATAAGCTGTTCGAATTTTCGTTTGATCCTGCGGTCATTAATCATCATCACATTGCCCCTTCCACTATTATTTATTATATGCGGTTTAATACCATCTTATCATTGTACCAATTGCCGTTTTATCCATGGACGATGACATTTCGAATGCCAACTTAGAATACCATCTTGATTTTCTCATAGCAGCCCTCATATTCACTGCTTCATTAAGAGCTTCATTTGTACCGCCACGATCTGGATGAGTGGACATAAATATTCTTCTCATTGCATTCTCAGCCTCTCGTTTAGTTGTAAATTTTTTTGCATCTTTGCCATAAGTAGAGAAGAATTCATTAATTCCGGGAGAGTGACTTCTTCCTGCTCTCCATGCGCCTGAAGAGCTACTACTACCACCACCAAACCCAGATGAACTTCTACGATAGCTACCGCTGCTACCACCACCAAACCCAGATGATCCTCTACTGTATCCATTAAAATTAAATTCATCCCCAAATGATTCTCTCCATGCTCTTCTAAATGATTCGTTAAACTCATCACCAAAATTACTTCTGGTTCTAGATGATCCTGAAGGACCTCCAGACATTGAAGACCATCTGCGGGATCTTTCCATATCAGCGAGACCATTCAGCGCACTTCCACCTAAATACCCAGCACCAGCACCGAATAAAACTCCGCGAAAGTAATTCCTGATATTTCTTCTTCGTTTCTCATGTGTAGTCCCTTTTCCGGTCATATTCTTTCTATACTGAGCTGCCATATTAATGGGCCCCCCATACAGAGCGCCCCCCCATGCACCGAGTATATTAGCCTCGTTTGGTTTTAATGCTCTTAATAAATTAGAAGATATCTTAATCGTTTGCTTAGTTAATGGTTTGCCTGTATCCCCGTTCATGACCCACTCCTTAAATTGTTCTACCGTCAGAGATCTGATCGGTCCACACTTCCAACCTTTTTCATAATTAGCCAGATATGTTTTTATAGCTTCATCTTCAGTTAATGCCCCGATAACACATTTATGCTCGTCGAACTTACCTGATTTATCAACTTGGTCTATAATAAAGACGATTTCGCTTTCAGGATGATCACCGATGAATATATCTACAGCATCGCCATCGGCATCAGATGATGTTCTTGCAATGTATCCATAATCGTACTTCATGGTAACGCTCCATGCCTTACCACTTGGATCAGTACCTGATCGGGTAGAACCCTTCGGATTCTCTATCTTAACGGTTAACCCCTTCCAAGGAAAGGAACCCTTCTTATAGTTCCCAGCTTGTATCTGAGCTTCTGTAGGGTTAGTGTTAGTATCTCTCCGAGCTTGAGCTATATCGGCTTTAATCCCGGCCATCTTCACTATCATTCTAGGGCAGTTCATCTTGGAGTCCATGGCATAAACTTAGTTTCTCTCTCTATCTTCTTAAAGTCTCTAAGCCTATAACCTGTCTTTTTAGCTAAATATCTCATAAAATGCTTTTGTCGTTTTTGGTTATGGAGAACTATATTATTATGTAATCTCTTTATGTGTTTGGCTTTTAGTTTAGCTTGGGGAGTAGATTTCCACCAAGGGCTAATTCCCATATTATCTGCCATTAATTGACCAACTCTACTATATTGTTTATCCAATGCTCTTCTTGCTAAGTCAATAGATAAAGCTTCTTTAACTATCATTCTTGGACAACTTATCATTATTCCATTTCTCTACTAATTCTTTGTTACTGTGATATTTGGCAATGAGCCAATCCCAGTACTCTTTTTCAGCCTTCTTCTTATCATTATCACCTTCCGCCATGATTAAACATCCCGTAAAACCAATTTCATTTATTCACCTTAACCTTATGTTTTTTATTAATGTCTTCTATAGAATTAATAATCACATCTAATAATCCTGGTATGCCCGATCTTTCTCTAAGGCTATCTCTGGCTCTACCAGAATAACCTATATAAGCCGGAATGCCCACAGTAAGGCCAGGTTTATTTCTTTCACCAAATCTAACTCCAGCATACGGGTATGGTAGAAGTCCTAAAAAATTTGAATATCCTAAGGATAGTTGTGTATTAGATTTGCCTGATCCATATTCATGCCCTCTTCCACCCCAGCTAAAAAATGCTTTTTTAATAGTCATTTTAGGGAATAATCCTAGTTTACGCTCATCAGCAGCACGCCTCAATATTCTTGCTCTATGCATTAATTCTTCTACTTTATCACCCTTAAAGCCTTTTCCTCTTACTTTGTAAGCTTTGAGAAATAGCTTTCTTGCTGCATTACTATAGGATTGAGGCAACAATGCTACCTTAATTATCATAGTCGGACAGTTCATATGATCCTCTTATACTTTAGGTTTCTTGTTAGTGGCTGGTCTTTTAATACGGATTGTTGTGTTTTTGTGGGCATCAGCATATTCTTTTGAGACAAACTTGCGCCCATCGGCTGATTTGTATTGATAATAATATCCATCCTTCTTTCTACGTTTACCGAATATACTTAATAACGACATCTTACCCCCCAAATAAAACTCAACAACTATACAATTAAATACTTCATATCTTTTGCAATTATTTTGTCAAGCATTTTGAAATTACTATTTTTAAACAAGCAGGGGGGTAGGCCATTGCTTTCTTTTATTTTTTCTTTACTTATATAATTAAGTTATATTAAAGATTTATATATATTATATAGAGGGGCCAGAACGACCTCAATGGATAGGCCAAAATGACCCCAATAAGGGGCCAAAATGACCTCAATGAAATCCCGTGCCCAGCAGTAGATTTTCTTATACCCATAAAACACAAATTCACCTTCCCCCCTATTGGGGCCAAAATGACCCCAATGGATTAATCCGCATCAGAAAAGGCTTCATCAATGATATCACCATCTAATACTATTTTATACCACCATCGATAAGGGTTACCTCTACGCTCCATTTCTATCAACCCCATATTTGACAGATCTGCTCTAGCATCCCGCTGATCTCTTCGACTTAAGCAGATATTCTCAGTCATGGCTTCTGTACTGTAATTAAAGAAACCATCTTCAGGCAAGGATCCTGTTTTAGATAAGAGATCCATTCTGGAAAATAATTCACCGTAGTACATTGCTCCTGTAGGTTTTACTTTCTTTGCTAGATGTCTGTTGCACATGATGTAACCACTGCGACTAAAGATACGCATAAACGTATCCCTTGATATTTGCATCTTACTCATTTTGCCCCCTTAGCTTTTCAAAATAAAATACAACTGGTTTTCGATTAAATGTTATAATTCCATACTGTTCAAGTAGAAGAACATTACTATCTTTTACTCTATCAATTTTTAGTATTAACTGCTCTCTATACTCTTCGACGGTAAAGGTTCCCTTATGGTAGTTACACCTCCTGCAGGATGGCATTAAGTTCTCAATATCATTGATATCTTTAAGACCTTCAGAACCGGTCCCCAACATCATCGCATCACTCTGCAGATAATGAGATTTTGCTTTCGGGAACTTATGATCTATCTGCATATCTTGATAATTAATTACCTTACCACAGTAAGCACATCGACAATCATACTTATTCCATAATTTTGTTCGTAGTTTCTTCTTCATATTTCCATCTTTCTTGCTAATCTTTTCCAGAACCGACAGGTTCTTTTCCAAATATATCGGTATTTATACATCCCATAATCCACATAACGCCCTTTCTGTTTATACCATGATTCTTTTATCTTCATCTTTTTAATGTTTTTCTTAGCAGACATAGATTGTTTACCCATTGGCTCCAGAGAACCCTTCTTGATTTGAAAATAACTGTAGGCCTTCATTACCTGGAATTTACTAAGATCAAAGATAAACAATATCTCATACTCGAAGTATCCCATCGATAGAAAGGCTTCTAATTCCCATAGAGAATAGCATTTCTTCACGAACCGCTTCGCTAAGACTATTATCATTTATTTATGTGGTCTATTTATGTTATCGATAAATTCTGCAATATCTCTCAAGCATTGATTGTTAAATATCATGTTATCGAGTGTTTCCATTACGTATTGACGCCAATGTCCATGCCAACATATTGATCCCAACAGTGATCCCAATGTATTGTTACTACGGATGAAGAAAAAAGTTGTTTTTTTCCCTTCTTTGAGCGGTTCCATTTCAAAATAGATGTGCTTATAATTAGCCTTGATTTGTGCGCCATAGTATTCAATCATTAAGCCCCCTTCATGATTATATTTTACTATTATGATATATCAATTAACGTCAAAATTCCTGTAGATCCAGATGCCATTCCCTGCGCTGGTATTGCTAATGTTGGCGGGATGAAAACAGATAACTTAAGGCACAATACAATGCCAAATGCTATTCCCATCATCGCCCCGTCTCTATCTTTGAGATGCGTGTCCATAAACAAATTACAGACGCTCATAGTGCTTTCTGGAACACACTGTATGGTTTCCATTTCATTTACACCGGGATATACGCCACTTAATGCAAGATGTAACGCGATGTTGAACCCCGGCATTCCACCGACAGCTTTAGCTTGTGCTTCTATCTCAGCCTTGTTAAAGTTGGTAATAAGGTTTAATACGTGAGGACCGTTTAGTGGGGATGGTGAACTACCAAGATTACCAGAAAATGTAGCATGTACCTCAGCTTTATCTTGAATATAATCTTCTATCGCCGTAAGCATTAATATCCAAGCGTTCTCAGGACTTGCACCTTCAGTTGCAGTCAGTAGTTCCTGTTTAAGCTCATTTGCATCCAACATTATTTATCCTCTTTAAATTCAATTAATTTATTTGCATGTTTTTCAAGCAAGCATTTTTTTTTAAAATGAAACAATGCCAATTTAATCCTTACCCTGTCATAAATACCGAGCTGCTTAAACACGACATTAACATTTATTCGCTCAGTCATTCCAATTTTTTGGCACTCTTCCGCAATAAGTGATATATATCTCGACTGCTGTTTAATGTTAACCAATTGGATTCACCACGTTTGTTGTATGGGGAGCATTTGTAAATGGACATATTGGCATAGAACAAAACCCAGGAGTTCCGGGAAGAGTATGAATATCAAACGCTAAACCATGTATATGTATAATTCCGTCTGGCGTTACTTCGATTGATGCTAGCGGACCTTGGACTAAAATATTGCCAAGCGGAGTTGCTGTTATGGATGCTAATCCATTGCCAGTAGATGCTCTCACATCACCGGTAGCTGTTAGTTCTAATGAAGCACCGGACGTTGTTTTTATACTCACCATATGCTCTGGATCACTTACTTTTGGACCGGCTAATATTTTACAAAATTGTCCTACACTAATTGAAACCCCTGAAAGCGTGTCAGTATGAGCGCCCATTTTAATCGTTATAGCTTCTATTGGCAATATAACACTACCGAGAGCAGATCTTGCGGGTAGGGGGCTATTATCGACCGTTAATTCGAAAATACCATCAGTAGACATAGGGGTGTCTTTTGTCTTAGACGGTACTGACGGATTGGAGAACCTAAGTTTGAATCTTGGAGACATATCATTTATGGATAGTTTACCTTCAAACAGATATCCAAAATTTCCTGTATCTGGGTCATACTCCATAGCTATGTTACCGTTAGTAGAAGAACCTAATAAATCAAGTACTAAATTCTCCGCTGAGAGAATAAGCTTCTCATCTTCACGATCATAGTGTACAATCGGAGTTCCTTTCTCAACTGTTCCATCCTCTTTACGATAAACCTTAAATATTCCTATATCGCCCACAGATGAAAGGGATAAAATTCTATCTTCTCCAGCCCAGAATATCTCTTCATCAGTGCCAACATTTAAGAACATCTCTGACAGATTTTCATCCGGAGTATAGAATCCAAGAATGAATTTGTCCAATGGCAATTCAAGAACAACACAATTCTGTCCTATTTTCTTACCGGAAGACATATTCATGGTGGGAGTTAATGGCTTTACATTATCTATCCAGGTAAATTTATTATTTCTTTCACCCAGCCTAGAGACAGTATATCGCCCTTCACTGTCCACCGATTCTACCACACCCCTAACAACATTCATTGTCACTCCCTAATTTTCTTCATTATCATTCTCCGCCTTTCAGCAGATAATACCTTTTCTCTCTCTAAATAATCTACAACATAATGCTTACACAATAAATTATCTTCAAAACTTACACACGGGCAGCTACAATAGCCTTCTTCATCCCACCCTACATCATCACTAATATCGTCGTCGTCACACCTAAATAAACATTTGCCATCTATTGACTTAAATAAGCAACTCAATATCTGCTCCATCTCCACCTACATAGTTATGAAATCATCCTCCTCAAGCAGGGTGTAAGATACTTTGAAGTATTTCAGCAGCTTCATGGAATAACTAATAATTTCATACCACATTCTATATTTGACCTTGTTGGCCAGTACCTGGCAGCCTTCAGAGAACCCACCGATATTTTCTAAGAATATCTTATCTGGAAAAGTAGAGGAGTGGGCGTCGTGTAAATCAAATCTTTTATCGGGTCCAGCAACTACTACTACGTTTTTATCTATCTTTCCGTCTTTATTCTTGTCACGGTATACGTTAAAGTTACCGCATTGGGTTAATGCCTCGCGACCTTTATGCTTACCCTTTTCCCATACAGCTTTGTAATGGCCAGGAACAATGATACCCAGCCCTTCTGGATTACTGTAGTTAGAATGATAGATTATACCTGGCACTGTTGTGCCGATCGCCTTCTCTACGTGATTATAATTCAGATGATCAGTATAAACTAAAAGAAACAGATCCGCAAACTTCTTGAAGTCTTGATCCTTCATCCGGATCCCGATAATGTTCACGTCAAATGGTTTTGTATAGAATGGATATCCTTTGCGGAACATTATATTTTTTAAAGGTGTTACAACGCTTTCACTATCTTCCCATAATTGTCTTATTAATTTCATGCCCCCCCCTAAAAGCTAACTCTTGCCAGATCCTTTACAACATTTACCCCGATACTCTTCACATTTCTCTTGGTTCGATCTTTCTTTCTATTCTGAGCGTCTATTTCGGATAATGCCATCATGACGTTTTTAATAATTCTATCGTCTTCCTGTCTGTTATTTCGCTGGGTGTACCTCATTCTGGGGTATTTCTCCATTAACATCTCACCTACTGATTTTACCGCATTTCTACGTCTACCCATATCACCAATACCAAGAGTAAGAATCGGGTGACGCAACAACACGTTACTCTGCAGCTTTTCAGCTATCAGATTTTTTACTTCTTTCTCGCGGTCATCTGGAATATTCTGTCTCAGATAATCTTCTATGTCTTCCAATACTATCCTGGCTAATTTTACAATGTTAACAGGACATTTCATACTAACTCCTATTTGGCCAATAGCTAAAAAAAGGTGAGGCACAGCTTTCGCCGTGCCTCTAATAATTAAGTTAAATTAAGGGTTAATTCCCTTCTATAAAGGTCGCTTGCCAAACCCATATCGCCTCCAAAAAAAGCCTTCCATGCAATATTTAAAATACGCATGGGCGGACACGGTTCGCCTTTCGACGCCTATAATCCTGGGGCAATCCCATGCGTATCACAACTATATTTATCGATACGCACAGAACCTTAAAGTTTATTTTTTGTCAAGATATTTACGCCAAAGTAATAAGAACAATCCCAATTGCCAAAAATAATATATCATGCCATGGCCTTCTAGGAATACTGACTGTTCCATTTAAAAAATCCCAATTGACCTTTTGTGGCCATAGATCATTATATGCGATATAATTGAAAACCCGCTCATAAAAGAATATCCCAGCGAATGTTGCACCCGCATAATACAATAATATAGACCATATTGGTACCCCCAGCTTGACCAACACTCCAAACATAATCATTCCACCGTACATGCCGACATTTTCTCCGGTTACCCGCCAAGTATGATAGCACCACCAACCTTTGGAGTCCTGAGTACTATCATGTTTACCTGGCTTAATGATAAGATTCATGTGTCTTCTCATGGGATCTGCCCAAGTATACCCTTCGGTACACCCTTCTCCAAACCAATACCACATAACGAAGACTATGGCACCTGCTACTGGGAACAAAATTGATATTACTACCAATAACAACACAGCGAACACAACAGATAGTTTTGCTAACTTTTTTTTCATCTCGCTCTCCTTATTCTATTATCGACCAACCCCTTTCAGTGTACACATAGTACATGTTGTCAATATCTTTTTTGATCACAACGCCTTCATGCTCAAGCTTCTCCCATCCTTTTTTGGTATAGTGCCAACAACAATCTTTGCCGACAAATATAAGATAATCGAACGGAGCCCAGTATTTCTTTAGCTCTGTGAATTGTTCTTCTGTCATGCACGTTGCGTTCATCATGACATTATTGCTAACGCACTCTTCCAGCTTCTCGATCATTGTGCAGTGTTTTCTCTTATAGATAGAATACTTCTTGAGCCCAGAAATGATGTCAACCATCTTTTTGTACATTTTCTTGTCTTCATAATATTCAGGACTAAGACCATTTGATACCTGGTCAATTATAACCGGAAGATTAATGATAGCAAGAAATGGAAGTTTTACGATATCTTTGATGCGAGCACGCAGGCGTCTGTACTTCTTGTAAGCTGCAACATAGGAGTTGCGCTTAATTTCTGTAACACTAAATGGGAATGCTTTAATATTCCCAGAACCGATAAAGTTGATTAACTTCTCTTTACCATATACAGTGGCGTCACATTCGTTGTAGGTATATTTGTAACCATCTGGGGTCTCTTTTAAATACCCTAACCCTTTTATGTAGATACAATACATTTGTCATTTTCTCCTTGTTTAATCGAAAAACCGGCAGAGCATTTAAACTCTGCCGGTTCAAGTATACTTATTTTGCTACCAGGAAAAACCGGTTATATAAATCTAACTCTTTCTTGGTACTGTTTGCCAAATTTGAGTACGACCTCTGGCGTGTTATAGTTCATTCCATTAGTCAGGCCAAGCAACCAACTGTGGGTTGCAATAACAAGCTTTCCTTCTCGGAACATACTTTTATTATAAAGGTTACTCAGATTATTTGAGATAGCCGGCATTACGGCATATGAATTACCAGAGTGGTCATCAAGGACCACTTTATTTAGAGTGATTTTGAGTCGAGTCTCCGGCATAATATAATATTCGGATCGGACCGTGTTCACATAACAGGCCTCGTCTGCTGCATTTAGACTTATAATATTCGGATCTTGCCCGGCCGCATTACAGAAGATGCAGTCACTCAAGGTGATCACTTCCATGGCTTGGCTCGGAACTTCAAATACAACGTCACGACAATGCGGCTGGTTCACCGGTGCTTCTGGTAAGATACCATCAACCGCCCAGGCACTAAATGCTATAGCTAGCACTAGCACTAACAGTAGGCTAATTTTTCTCTTCACTTTCCCTCCTTATGGGATTTTAAGTCCAACCGGACTCTTTGTTTGTAAAGCGTCTCACACTATTCATTTAATACGTATACAATATAGACACTTGTTGGTTACGATTGTCAAGCTTTTTTTTGGCTTTTGCCGGGCTAACAATCAAATGATATGCCGGCCGGTATTTGATTATTGGCGATGATAACTAACCCCGTAAGTATGGATATCACCACTATTATACTCAATAGGAAATATTTCATATCTTCCTCCTTACACTTATTTGTGTGATTAACACACACCGACATGTGCTGATAAATTTGAGCTTCTACGCATTACATTGTAATACATCCCGTCTATTTTGAACAGCTCCCCATGTTCTGGTAAGATTTCATATTTCCACCAACCGGGATAATGCACATTGATAGTATGGATGAGCTTACTAAGACATTCCTTAGAATCTGTTTGATAGGCTTTCTTCATTAACTTATAGAAATCACCGATCTCAATGGCGGTATGGATAACCGTGTTATCGTTGATGAAGGTACATAATTCACCTAATGCTTTTACGCCTTCTCTCATAAAAGCTTCAGCCCCGTTTCCGCCTTCCCAACAAACATAGCAGATATGATGTCCTGCTCTATTCGGTCGGAATGGCATTCCGCATTTTGTGCAAATTCTCTGTTTAGAACTCTTCATTATTTCATGCATTGTTGGATCTTTGAAGATATCATCCATGTACAATTGACTCATCATTAATATGCTGAGTATTTTGCTGTAACTCATTGTATCGCCTCCATTTTTTTTGGTTGTTTACGCTAATCTATAACCATGATAGTTACACCCTGGGCAGTGAACATTTTTCTGTGGTGGGTCACTGGTAAGAGTAGACATCGGATCGCTATCCATCATTTCTTCTCCGCATTCAGGGCAAGCTATGCCATTCGGTCGCGGTTCATTGGAATTTAAGATATAATGCAAATCGCTTTGCCTGTGATTATGCTCTCCCAGACTAATCAGTTTTTTCTTCTTTGCCATCATTTTCTCCCTCGTATTTATCTACCAAGCATACCTTCTCAATATCCTCTTTATTCTCAAGAATACTGAGGGCTTTTTTGATTGTTGGAATTATATGATCTTTCAATTGACGCGCATCATATGTAAGCTTACGCTCAATCCCGTGATCAAACCAATATGATTCTACATTAATGTCTCCGATGCAAGGAAGGTTATTAATCCACACGTACAGTTGATTTTCTTGGGTTATGCAGTCAAATCCCTCATTAATAGATATCTCTGCTTCCCAAAAGCTTCTAAGATCATCCTTGCTGATAGACCCTTCGCGCCTTAACCCGATAAGATATTTTTTGAACTGTTTAATACTCCCCTCGATATCTATCTCAAAAATGTTTGCCATTAAGTTTTTCAGAAGATACGCATTTTCACAACTTCTGAAGAATGTACTCATATCGCTATTCATAGTTCCCCAGCTGGCGGAGTATGCCACAGAACCACTCCTGATTAGGATGCTGCCCTTACCAGGAGCAATATCTTCAATGTACACAGTGATTGGATACTGCCCTTTAATAAGGTCATTGATATAGATTTTTTTTGTTCTCGAAACTTCAATTTTCATGATTCACCTACTTTATTAGTTTAGACCGACCATACGATATGCACCTCATGCTTACAGTTTTTACAAGTAAGCGTGTGATATGGATTTTTCCCCAAATTTCTTTTACTTGGAGCAATAAACTCATTACTCCCACATTTTGAGCATACCCCCATTGAATTGATCCCACCCCTTGGAGTTTTACCATTGAGATAGTAAATGGAATATTTCTCGTGAGATATCGGTTCATATACTGCCTCGAATAGTTTAATCTCAATTGGCCGATAAACTGCATGCTCGATGGCTACTAACTTTTCTGCCGACAGCGGCTCATCGAAATCTTTGACAAGCACAACGTTATCCCAATCCACGCTACCATCTGCAAATATTGCGGCCGAAGCAAGCCCACCATCAAATGGGTCTACTGAGAATGATGGCTCGTGCCAATATGCTGTACCATTTTTTTCATCCTTATATATAATCGGCGGGCACATTTCACCTCTTTTCCGCATAGAAGCTAGCGTCCATTCTATTCCTATATCTTTCATTTCATTGACTCCTTACATTGAATTGATCATGTACTTTAATTGTGCCATCAGTTTCAAATAATCTTCAGTAGCTATCTGTGCTTTTGCGGTTACGGTTGTCCTAATTCCGCCCCCTTTCCCTCGTCTTGGGGCAGTACAACTACATTCTCTCTCAGAGGCACGGTTCATAGCTTTTCTAGCTCGATTCATTGCGATGCCAGTAGACTTGATCATATCACATTTCTCATCGTCTCCCAGCTTCCCCCATCCAGACTTAAATATTTCTGACACCTCAAACATAGTCAGACCATCATACGTATGATATATCTATAAGTGAATATCAGTAGACACAGATGCAATAGTTGGTTCGCCCCGGTGAAAAGTCCATCGGTATAACATCCACCAAATGGAACATCCCCTCTAGCCCTTTCTCTCAATAGATGTATTAAATGATGTATCATAATATGAGAGAATGCATATGCAAATATAATCACAAAGGCTTTGCCCGGGATTTCCATGATTACACCAATACAACAGTATGTGATGGATATGACTAGAAAATGTAGCAACGAGGCGGCTATCGGCTTCAAATTTCTGAAATCTATCGCATACTCAAGAATGAAATAAATAAGAATGATTAAATATATCATTCATCCTCCTCTTCTTCGTTTAATTTTTTAGCGAAACAGCTATCGCAATATCCATCCTTCTGTTTAGCCTTGAATCGTGAGATCATAGTTCCACACTCTTGACATGGTACGCGTGGGTCTTTTACCTCTTTCATTTGCCCTTCTACCTCCTTCTATCTTATCTTGATAGATATTGATGTTTTAACAAAATTCTGTCAACTCAAATCTAATCCAGAGTACAGTAGAGACACCCCGCAATCGCTAACCTTTCGTTCGAAACCATGCCCAGATTTTTGAATGTCCCACAGTACTGCTGATCTTACTTCTTCATTATGACCATTATCTTTGATGGCTTGAACCAAGACTAATTTAGCCCCATTTTTAACCCAGATCGCTCTCTTATTCTTGCCATTTATCTTGTTTAGTCTGGCGTACATGTACCCATTCTGAACATCACAGTGAGGTCCTTCAACCTTCTCAGACCCTTCTGCATCTCGCTTGTACGCTGAGATACCAAGTCTGGTGATGAACCAATATTCATTTTCGTAAAGCACTTCATCACCTAACATCACATCGTACTTTTCCTTCGCTTCAATTTCGTACGAAGTCATAATAGACAACAGTATGCATCCAACTTCTTTAAAGTAATTATTTCTGACTTGAGCTATGTGCTGCACTGCCGCCTTAATGCTATCTTTCGTAAATTGATTCATTACATTCCTCTCTTCGCTCTTTCTATTGTTGCGATCAATTCAAGTTTCTCTGCTTCACACCCCGGGAGATCATGCCGGATTATACACTGCATATTAGATACATGTGATATACGCTTGTAGGACTCACTGATTTGTCTTACATTCAGCAGTGAATTAACTGCGTTCCTAAGCTTTGGTGGCATGTCTGGCATTTTAGCTCGGATATCCATAACTATTGCGCAGATCGGTCTTTGATGGCCGGTTCTTCCATCCACTTCAATCATGCCACCCTCCCAAGAAGTTGATATTGTTTGATCATGCCATCAAGATATACTCGGGCCATTTGTCGATGCCTAGGTAGGCTATTAAGGACTTTTGCCTTCAATGCCAGCGCTATCTCGAACACACTACGCTGCAGGACCACCCCCTCAGATTCTAGAGTGTATTCAATCGTGTTCCCGGGAACGAGCTGTGTATCATCCATTACCAGCTGTGGTACAACCTCGAATTTTAACTTTTTCATGATTACTCCTATAGTTCTCCCAGTATAAGCATCTCTTCATCCCAGGCACCCAGGATCTGCCAGTAAAGGCCAAATGGACTCTGCACTAATAGGATGGGATCTCTCTTCTTGTCGATCTCTCTGAACTGGTCTTTGTTGGCAATAACATAATACATCGGTTTCTTGCCACAAATCTTC